TGACTATTCCTAGATTAGCCAAGTCATTGATAGCAGGATTGTCATAGTAGGTCACCGCTTTATCAAACTTTACCTTTGCTTTTGCAAGCAAGTTATTCACAGCAGTCACTAAGTCCTGCTTATTTCCTGCATTTATTGCATGGAATTCTACTGTTTTATCTCTATTTTCAGAGTAGAGAATTATCGTATTTTTTGTCAACAGGTACTTCATACCTTGCTTGACGTACTCCAAAAACGTGTCTTTCACTGACTCAAGACTGTACTCACGCCCACGATGGTTCTTGGCATAGTCGCCAGCAATGATTGCAAGTTCTTTTTCACGCGCCACCTCTTAGCCTTTACATCGTTCCAGCAGCAATCACATTGCCAATGACAGTGAAGTTGCCACTTGCATCTAGCTTTGCCACACTGGTTCCACTAGATTTAAAAAACAGAACTCCAGCAGTTTCTTCCAGCGTAAAGTTTGTCAATACGCCATTTGCTTTACTTGCAATAGCAGTTGAAATATTGTTGAATTCGGTATCAATCTCTGTGCCTTTTACGACTTTATTGGCATTGCCAGGGGAAAGTGCGTCTTTAGCTGCAAAATTGGTTGCTTTGGTGTAATCACTCATACAAGTTTTCCTCGTTTCGCCTGAATTTCAATCTTTTGAATGCTAACCGCATATCCAGTAATTTCTGTTTCATAGCCAGTTTGCACTGCTTTCCCAGAACCAGTTGCCTGACCAATAAGAAGCTGTAACTGGATTCCACTTGAGTAGTACGCAACAGGAGAGCCATTTGCTCCATATTCGGCAGTTCCGTACTCTGCAACAGTCGATACTGGGATTGTTAGCACCTGAGACAAATATTGCCCGCTAAAGTCAAATCCCCACTTAACAATAAATTCCTGATTTGAGCCGCCAATGACCGTAACAACAATTTTCTTCAGGATAGACGTAATTCCAATATCACCAAAGTCAGCGTAGTTGGTAAAGTATTGCAGTCGGTAGGTTAAATCATTATCAAGATAGGTATCGTACTTTCCAATGTAACCATTTTTCCCAAAAAGCAAGTCTCCATTGCGTCTAGATAAGAAGCAAGTAGGCTCAATAGAGTCCCATGTAGTCACACGTGCTGCGCCATCTTGCAATTGAGTCTTCGTATCAAAGACATAGACTTGTTCTGTAACAGGAAGACTTAACAAGTAAAAGGCATTAAGCTCAGAATAGACAGCCTTGCAATTAGCCAGATTTTCAGATGCAAGCGCAGTCATCAAGTCATTGCGGACATTCTTAGACAGGTCACGCAGAGGCGCAGACTTCTCTTGAATGGTACGCAGCAATGAGCGTACTCCACTGTTTGACAGGAAAACAATGTCGCTGCCTGTGGTGTGGATAGTGTCACGCCCAAGGCATCCAACGCTTGAGATGGAGTCACTAAGACTCATTGTTGCAGGCGTAGTGGCATTGGCATAGACAAGGATTTGACGCTTGCCAAAGATGAATAAGAACCCATTATGTGAAGCTAGGCCAACAATCTGGTCTGCTCCATTAGGCCAAACACGGCTTACATCCAATGTTCCTGAAGTGCCGCCACTCCATATGTGACCAGTTAACAGGTCAGAGAATGTGATAGTTGTGTTGTCAGTAGTTGTGCTTGCCACCCAAAGGCGACCAAAGGCAGAGATGCCAATGTTTGCCAATGGCACAGTGCCTGTATAACCAGTTTTCTCGCTTATCCTGCGAAATGTCGTAGTGCTAACAGCGGGGTCATAAATCAGTGGGTCATAGCCTGTTTGGAAAAAGAAGGCAATGCCGTTAAGAGAGCATATTTGCCAATCATTTGTCGTAATTGTTGGCGCAGTACCTCCCCCCCCATAGGTAAGTTGAGTTACAGCGTTGGAAGCACCAAGTTTGAACAGCTTTCCATTGCCTGCAAAAAGAACAGTTAGAGTGCCATCGGATTGCACCAATTCGTGCATAACGCCAACATTGTTAGCGCCCAGAGTTCCACTAGATGGATTTACCCTTGAGTAACCTTTGCGGGAGCCAATGCGTCCGTACTGGTCAATGACTGCATTGGTAGCAATAGATGCAAAACCTGAAGCCAAGTCCAATGGGGAATCTTGGGTATTTAACCCATAGAACCCTGGCGCTGATACGCTGTAGGACTGTAGTGGTTGGCTCATGTTGCTACAAATCCATCGTAATCAGGGAAGCGAGTGCCTTCCAATGCAATGTAGTCTGAAAGCATTGACTTGTATAGCAAGAATGCCTCAGAAGAGTTCATTGCTCCATCTTCACCACGCTCAACCAATGCGCGGGAATATGCGTTCTGCGCCACCAACACATCAGGAACGAGGCATACGGTGCTATCAGAGGACAAGGTAGCCTGTGGCACTGCCAATGAGAAAAGAAGGCTGTAAACGCCATCTGGACGAGGATATAGCGTTACCTTTGCATCGTAGCTTGCATCTACGCCATCAAAAATGTATTGGCTTGGGATGGTTGATGCTGGGACAACTGCATAGTTCTGGTAGCGATTCATCTGCGTAAAGCTGATGTTTTCCAGTGGAATGTTAGCCGTAGAGTTAATGGCATCCATAACCTGAAACTTCTGTCCTGCACCTGTTAAAGAATACTTATACACAGCAGCGGAAGTAGTGACAGTGATGTCTCTACCAAGGATGTTCCAAGGAAATGCGTCCTCTACTTGGCGCTTTGCATCGTTTACAAATTTGCCAATCAAGGTGGAGTAGGTTGTAGCATTGACAGTCGCAACTGTCTGTTCACGCAGTCGAGCAAGTACATCATTGACAAGTTCTAGGTAAGTCATATTCTTGTAAGTCCTTCTTGCTCAAATGTAGCTATAAAACTAAATGTGCTTCCCGCCTGAGTAGTTATTTTTAACTTGTCACCTTCTTCAAACACAATGTAAGCGTTGCCATCAAACTGCAAATAGTTTTTTGATGTGAAATCGTATTGAGTCAATATATCAAGAGTTGTATTTGCACTAGCATCAAACCATTGAACAGTTATATGCTTAGTAAAGCCGCCTGTATTGTGTATGTACATTACAGTAAATTTGGCGTAATAGCCCGTAGGACAGGTATAGACTGTTGTGTCTACTGCCGCTGTAGGACTAACACCAACTGACAATGCTCTCATTTTTTGACCTTGTTCCTGCGAGTAATTGCCTTGGCCTTAGCCTTAGCATCTTCCTTGGAGGACGCGCCCCACGCTTCGAGCGAGAGCAGCAGACGGGTTGGTTTGCCATCTTTTTGCTCCGGCCCTGGCATATTGCCCATCCGTGCTAAAAAGGAGGCCCGTCGAGGGTTGTCACCTGACTTTACTGGTGCTTTCAAGTTGCCGCCAGTTTCGGCATTATAAGATGCTCTGCCCTTGGCATTCAAGCCGCCTTTTGGATTTTGACCAGCTTTTGTTTGCCAAGTTGGAGATTTCATCTATTTCACCTTTTTTGCCTTCTTTGCAGTCTTTGCTGCCTGCTTGAAATCAGCAGCAGTAGGTGCGGCCTTAGACCCAACCTTGTTCATTTTTTCACCAGAGCCAGCTTTTATCCTAGCTTGTTTGGCGTGAATATTACTGTATAGGCCAGTTTTCATTTCATCTTCTTCATTGGCTTAGATTTACCAGCCTCAGACAATGCAATAGCAATGGCCTGCTTCTGCGACTTCACCAATGGGCCTTTTTTAGAGCCAGAGTGAAGTTCACCTTTACCGTATTCTTTCATTACCTTGCTGACCTTTTTTTGGGCCATTGTGGGCTTTTTCATGGCTAATCCTTAGTACAGAATCTTGGCGGTGATTGTGCCTGTTACATAAACAGTGCAATTTGCGCGCAAATAAGTTGGAGCATTTTGTACAGTAACGATGCCGTTAGCAGTCAATGCAGTTCCAATAGTTGCCCAGTTTGTACCATCAAGACTACCTTGCAATGCAACAGTAGCTGATGTAATGCCTGAAACTTGCAAAAATGCGGGATTTCCAGCATCAACTTGAACTGCTGGAGATGCGCCAGTAGCGCCTACTGCGCTTAAAAGAGTGACGGGTGTTGCCAAAGATGCCATTATTTACCTCGACCTGATTTTTTCATCATGTTAGTAGCCGTGCGCTGACCGCGAATAGGCAAAGACATTTTAGGCTTACCAACTGCGACCATGATGGTCAGTGGCATAGCCTTTTTCTTAGCGGCAGATTTTGCTGCTGGTTTAGATGATTTTCCGTACATCATGTTCTGTCCTTAGTAATTGGCCCACCAGATTTCCATGCATCACAAGTACGGGCCGCTGCACAAGTGAATTGGAATAAATCGCAGTATCCAAGGTCTGCTGCTTTTATGAATTGCTGGTCATACGACAAGCCTTCTTCATCCTTCTCAAGACCTTGCGTGATGCAAGCCATCATCTTGGGAGTCTGGATGAATGCAGCACAGTTGCCGCAACGCATACCTTTGATGGTTGCAGTAGGCGCGTTATACATCTTGGCTTTCTTTAGCCAAAACGCATCATTTGCCTCATTGGGATTAGGAGGGCCATAGCCGTACTCTTTGAAGGCATGGTTCCTGTTTTTCAGGTTAATAGAGATGCCCTGTGTAGCAACAGGGCAAGTCACGCCAGAGAGTAGACCTTCTTTCATCGCAGTATCTTAGTGGCAAAGAAGGTGATAGCACCACCGATAGCAGATGCTATTGACATTCCAACCCAGAGGCCACCTTTACTTTGGTTCGCCATCTCAAGCAATGTTTTCACATCTTTAGATAACTGAGAGACTTGCTCTTGTAGAGCCTCTACCTGAGCTTCTAGCTTGCCAAATTCTCTTGGACTAATCTCGGTCATGCTCTTGCACCTTTTTAGGACGGCCTACAGATTTTTTAACATCTTCTTGTTTTGAGGACTCTTCTTTAACCAGTTCGTATTCAGGATGCTTCATCATAACTTCAATGTCGTATTGCGTATTGAAGTTGACAAAATTACCACTTACCAAACACTTGAACTGAGCCATAAAAATCCTTAAAACAAGAAAGGGGAGCAAGCCCCCCTATCTTTACACCATCCGTGCAATAACCAAATCAACCGTAGTTGAGGCAAGGTTTACAGCACCACCAGTTGTGTTGGTAGTAGCAATGGTAACGGTGTTAGCAGCAGAGACATAAGCACGGCGAACAAGCCCTGCTTCATCTACAGCAACAGACATACCAAGAACCATATCTCCAAGAACAACTCCTGGAACGGTAACGGTATCAGTACCAGCGCCTTGGTCTGCAACAGATGCAGAATCTAATGTAGCTGTAACAGCCCAAGTGTCGGAAAAAATACCACGAAATTGGTCATTTCCACGGCGGAAAACAACAGCGGTAGCAGCAGCCATATTTGTACTCCTAAAAAAAGAACCCCCCACCGTTAGGCAGGGGGATTACCATTAGCTTGGTACGACCAGGGCAAATGCTGCGGACGAGTTAGGCTCGTTTGCAGTAGCGCTATCACGCAGAGCTTTTACGCCGTAGAGCGTATCGGCAGTCAGCAACGTAGCAAGGTACTCTTGCTTATACTGAGTCTGAGTGCGAACACCAACTTGCTCAACCAAGACCAAAGCGTCTTTGTGACCCATCAAGCAGACACGGGCAATTGCAGTTCCGCTTGCGGGGAACGCAGCGGTAGCAGATGCAGAGTCAGCGTTGCTTGTAGAAAAGACAGCCATGCCGTACAGTTGACCAATTTCGCCATTACGGATTGCGTCACCATTGCCAACAAAAGCCTGCTCAGTGTAACGGGCAAGGCCCATCAACGTATTACGGCTAGAAGGAGGAATGATGAAGAAACGTCCATCCATAGGAACATCGTTATCGTCCAGGCGCTGGATGGTGCGGCGAATAGCCACATCGGTCAGAGCAGAGGCGTTACCAGTGTTGGTATTGGCGGTGTAGTCAAAAGTGGTAGTGCCATCACCACCAATGTAAGCAGCAGTGTAACGAGCGCTTGCAGCACTACCGCCGTTGAAGTTACGACCAAGCTGAACCAAATCGCTATCAATTTGTTTCGCCAGAGCATAACCAGCATCAGAGGTATAGAACGAGCGCAGGCTATTCAGAGCTTGTGCTTCAACGATGTCCTCAATCAAGCGGCTATATTCATAGTGCTTGTTGATAGAAACGTCAACGGTAGTCTCAGTAGCTGCAATCAGGGTAACGGCTGTGCTTGCTGCTTTAGCAGAGGCAGTGCCACGATAAGGCGCAGGAATGTGAACGGTGTCACCTTTCTTGCCTTTGAAATTCATCTTTGTAACCAGATTAGCCAGAACAAGATTTTTCTTGTAGGCCGCAACGATTTCATCAGACCAAATTTCAGGGATAAAGGTTGCCGCCGTAGTGGTGGTAACCGCAGGGGTAGGAAATGCCATGTTAATACTCCAAAATCAAAAGTTAGTTACTTGACCCGTCCCTCTGCGTATGCGTGCATGATTTCATCACTTAGCGCATCGTAGCGAGATGGGTCGGTCATTTTCAGCCGAATCAGGTCAGCCCTTCGGTAAACCTTCTTTGAACTCTCTCCAGTTCCACCTGTATCGACTGCGGCAGCCTTCATGCTAGTAGCCCTAGCTGTTTGACCAGCTTGTTCGGCTTGTTTAGTCTTCACGCCACGCAACTCTTTATAGGTAGAAATCAGTTCGTTAGCCGAATCAAAATCAAATTCACCATCTGCCTTCGCATACAACCCTAAGCGAACAGGTGAAGATTTCACCCAATTCACAAAGTTCTGGTCTTGTGCAACTTGCACAAAATCAGGATGTGCCTGCGATAACTTCTGCTGAATCTGAGCCTTCTTGAATTCGATACCTGCTTGTCGAGCAGCTACCACATCAGGATGGCTATCAATCGTCCTCTGAACTGCCTTCTGTGGATTCTCAAAGAAATCTACTTCTGGCTCATCCTCTTTGACATATTGCTGCTTAGAAGAAAGGTTCTGCTTAATTAGCTCGTCTGCAAGTTTCCGTACTTCGCCAACTTCTTGTGCCTGCTTTCCAATGAGCCTTTCGGCCTCCTGGTGCATCTTCACAATGTCTTCTAAACTTTTGTCCCTGTATTTATCAGGAAGTTCATTAACCTGTTGTTGTCTAGTTTCTTCAACTTCCAACTCGCCAAGCGTCTCATCTTCTTTGTCAATCAACATATCGTTTCCTTTTCCTGCCGTACTTTCGGTTGTAGGAGATTAACGCGACACTTTCATGTTTGTGCGTTAGTTTTGCGCTCAGATTTTAGCTTGTCAGTGTGGCTTTTAGCAAATCTCCCATATGCAGAGGGGAAACTTCCAGACCATCCTTCCAACCTAAACTTTGGAGCAGAGAGTGCGCGAACAGCTAGTTCACCACACTCACATTGGATATTTACCGTCTCATAAGTGGTAAATTTCTCAAACTTTTGCCCGCATTTGCAGGCGTAATCATACATTCTTTTCATTCAATTCCTCGTATGCAGTCTCACTGGCCTCTTTCAAGGTTTTCAGCCAAGTAAGAATTGAAAGCTCACCTTTTTTGAATTGTAGGTCTTTTTCGTCAGAAACTGTTGCAATGTTGTTTATTGAAGCAATAATTTTATCAACATCTTCAATTAAATCTTTCCAACCGTCCATTGAGAACAGGTTGAACCTATCCTCATAGTATTTCTGAAGTTCAGGGGTCAATTTGTTTATCCTTTTGGATACTTATCTTTGACGGCTTGGATGGCAGTTTTCCATGCATCCATACCGCCGTGGTACAGCAAGTCAAGCTGGTCAGGAATAGACGGGTATTCAGCAGCGCGTTTTTCCTTGTATGCATTGGCATCAATGTAGGCTTGAACTGCTGCTTCGTCGTACTGAACAGGGTTGCCGTCAACGTCAAAAGCTTCATCGCCACGGATAACAGCAGTCGTAGGAGCGACAGCGTAAATTGCTTGATACTTGTTCATGCCGCAATCTCCATAAGAGTAATTGTTGAAGTAGAACTATTATCTTGGACATAGGAGGTGCCTGACCCTGCTCCTCTTTTAAATTGAGTTTTATAAGTAGTTGCAGAAGTGGTTGCTGGTGAATCTAAATAGCCAGCAGACGAACCCATTACAGACCCAGCCGTTCCAAACCCATAAAATGATGCAAATACAACTAAAGATGTTGATGCGCGAAGTAGCTGAACTACTGTTCCACTATTAACGGTATCGGCAGTTAACCCTGCTTGAGTAACTAAAACAAGAATTTTGCTTGTCGCACTTGTTGGTGTTATCGCAACGGATAAACCCGTATCAGCATAGGTTGTTGTGCTATTAGTTGCAGTTGTTGAATAGGTTGCATTGACAACTTGCAGCACAGACCCTGTTGGCAGGGTGCTTTTAGGAATAGCCTGAGCGCCAGTTAGTTGTGCTGCTGGTACTGAAGTTACATTAGTCATTACACCAGAAGCTGGAGTTCCAAGTGCTGGAGTAACTAGCACTGGGCTGGTCAAAGTCTTGTTAGTCAACGTGTCGGTAGTTGCTTTGCCAACCAGGGTATCGGTAGCAGCAGGCAGCGTTACGGTTGTAGTGCCAGCAACAGCAGTGGCCTGCAATGTGGTAGTGCCTGACGTTGACCCAGAAATGTCAATTGCATTCGGTTTAAGTGTGACGGTAGTTGCCATAATTGTTCCTGTTAAGGTGTCCCATTCGATACGATATTTGTAACGGAAGTGATGACTCCAGTGGATGACATAGACGCTATTGTAGTAGCACCATACTTAAACACCAATTTCCCACCAGACTCTTCAATTGTAAAATTTGTTGTTACAAGGCTAGATGCACTTCCAGCGGAAATAGATGCCCACGAAGTCGCTGTTCCGTTTGTCGTTAAATATTTGCCATTATTGCCAGTTTGACTAGGGATTAGGGCATTTATTTGCGTTTGCAGGCTGGCAATAGAGTCAAGTACTGATTGAGAAGTGCCGCCACCATTGGTGATGACTTTAATCTTCTCTGCAACATCCATCGGAATGACTTCACCAGCATTGATTTCACGCCCATCACTAAGAACAATGGTCAAACCACCGTCAAAGTCAACAAAAGCATTAACAACACTTACGCCATTTTCACCATCTTTTCCATCTTGCCCAGAAATCCCTGGTGGGCCTTGGACTCCATCAACACCAATGCGTCCATCTTGCCCGTCTTTTCCATCACGCCCTGGTTCGCCATCTCTGCCTTTGGCAATAGCGCCAACCTTGGTCTGCATTACATTGTTTAGCTCATCAAAACGAACCTCAAGGTCAGATTTGATTTTTTTTAGACCCTGAACAACAACTTCTACGCTTTTTCCAAGGTTATCACTGCGATTTTGCTGAAGTCTGTCAGAAGCAGCTTTTTGTATGGCAGAAGCCATAGCCATCTGCTCTTCAGCAGACATCTTGCTTACTTCATCAAGAATATTCATTACTGCATTTCCGTAGTGATGCGGTTCAGGAAGTCTTGTTCCATTTTTGAGCTTTTATCCTGCATCTGTAACTCAACAATTTTGGACTTGTTCTTGATGTCCGCCTCTTTCAGCATCAATTCAGCAATTTTTACCCGCTTATCGAACTCAACTTGGTTTGCATCAGACTGCTGAGGAAGGTTCTTAGTCGCAGCAGCCAGTGCTTTTGCCTGCAATTCCTGCGGCATAAGCTGCGCTTCAGTATTGAGCTTGTTGGCCTCTGCACGATTCTGTTCTGCTTGGGTCGTATTAACCGCAATCTGTGCCTGAGCAGCCTGAAGAGCCAGTTGAGTCTTCATTTGCTCCATTTGCTGTGCCTGTGGGTCAGCTTGACTCATTTGCTCAAGGGCCGCAATCATCTCAAAGCGGTTACTCAGGCTGGAATTCTGGATGATGCCCTTCAAAATGATAGGTAGGACAGGTGTGTTCGGGCCAAGAGTCTGTAGCAAGCCAATGAACAGCTGCTGCTCATGCTCACGGGCAATGATTCCCAGCGTAGCAGTTGGCAAAAAGCTCATGTCCACAGAGGGATAACGCTCTGGGTCGAACTGCATAAAGCGGAAAGCCGCTTTGTTGATGAACGGGATGAGGAAATCCTCTTGGAAGTTCACCAAAGTGCGCTTGTACCGCTTGATGATGGACGCAACAGCCATCGACATACCGCCTTGGCCCATGTCACGCGCACCAGCAGACACCATTCCCTGTGAATCCAGCGTACCAGTGCTTTGCAGCAGCATACGCTCAAAGTCTTTGGCAGTGGCTAGGTTATTGCCATCCGTATTGCCAAACTTGAACGGCATCAAAATCTCTGATGGGTTGCCGTTCGTTAGGAATGCCTTTCCAGGCTTCACTTCAAACTTAGCTCCACGGGGCAGACGGGTAGCGTCCACCGCAATCATGGGTGATGTGGTTAGTGCCAACGAGTCTAAGTGGCTGCGAACCTGAGCATCAATAGCTTTCTGCATATTGAATGCTTTTTCTACAGTGCCACGACCCAGCAGACGATTCGGAACCGTGTCATCTTGGTAAGCCAAGACAGGACGGTCTTTCATCATGTATGGGTTTTCTTCTGCTTTGAGCAGCATCCCATTGTTCGCAATGACTACGATTGCCTCTACCATATCTTGGTATTCTTCGGCAACAGAGTCTTCAGGGAAAAGGACTTCAACTTCCTCGTTTACCTTCTTCAGGTACTCTCGTGGAACTAGACCATAGTAGGTTAGCAGCACCACTTTTTCATCTTGAAACTGCACAACCTCTTGAGTAGGTTCAAGGTCTGTATCGTCGTAAGTCGGCGTGATGTTGACCTTACGGTAGATTCCACGCTCAATGCCACGCACGATTTTGTGTATGGATACATATTTCTCAATGGCAACGCCCATGCAGTCATCGACTGATGTGCCATTTGGGTCAAACAAGAAGTTCTTGGGATTGACAGGAACAATCTTTACGCCAACACGCTCTTTTTCGATAACACCAATGGCAGCTTGCCCTGGCTGACCTGGAATCGGCTGCGTAGAAGGAGTGAACTCCTTTTCCATGCTGACAACAATTTCACCGATGCCAGTGCCATAGATTTCAGCCATCAGTTCTATCTGGTCGATAGATTTCCTGATTTTGTCTTTCTTGAAGTCTTCCATCATCTGCGCCTTGAGCGCAGCAACATCAAGTGGAGTGCCGTTTACATCCTTAATGTCATCCTCAATGTCAAAGAACTCGCCTTGACCAAAGATGGCTTCCATGATTTCCGCATGGCGTGTCTCGACTGCTTGTTGGGTAGCAGGAGTCACGATTCGGCTGCGCTCAGACTCGCGTGTTTTGTCTTCAGAAGCCCACTCGCCACGGAAGATACGCTCGTACTCTAGGTAGTCATCAAGGAAGTTGGTATTACGATAGTCGCGCCAGCGGTCACAGTGGTCGGTGACAAAAGCGACTAACTCCTTGTCTTCTGGAGTCGGCTCATCGAAATCGTTTTGGTCAAGTTTTGCCATCTATATTCCCGAAATAACAAAGTAGCTATCCATATTGCTATGTCTTTTAGCTAAATTCCATTTAGCTGGCACTACTTGAAGATTGTAAGCGTTATGCAATCCACAGGCTCCCTTATGATGTAAAGGAACAATGTGGTCAACATGCCAATCAAAATTTGTAATTGCTTTTCGCATTTTGGCAAGGCGATATGCTTCTTCAATTACAAAAATATCAAAATCAGACAGCTTTGCATGTTCTGTTTTTAGCCTTCTTTTTTGAGAATACATGCATTTTGAAATCTTTACACCTTTTGCATTTAATTGTCTTTTTTCAATGTATTGTTGCATTGTCATGCAACCATGCTTTTCGCGCAGACTGTCTCTCTCTTTTTTTCTAGAATCAGGATTTGCTATACGATAAGCGTCGCATTTTTTTTGATGACAAACTTTGCACCAATTTAAACGACCGTCTGCCATAAACTTGTGCTTATGAAAAAGCGAAAGCGGCTTTGCCTCAGCGCAGCTTTTACAAGTTTTAGAAGGCTCGGCTGTCATTTCCTATCCTGTTCTAAATGCCACTCACAATGTCCATCGGTTGCCACTCTTCATCGTCTTCATCCTGCTCATAGTAGGATGTTACGGCTAGTTGGTCAATGTATGCAAGACTATCTGGCAAGTCATCATGTACGCCTTGCGCTGGGAACATCAGGAGTTGGTCGATGAAAACATCCCAATCCTTTTCCTTATTCAGGATGATACGCCCATGTTCAAAACGTCCTTGGAGACTCCAGATAATTCTGTCCGTCTTTTTCCGATTGCCGTGGGTCAGGTCAACTATGTGGGAATATACATTATTTTTCCGCATCAAATCCGACAGATACGGCAAAACAGCGTTTTTTAGCGCTCCTCGCTCAATTCCAACACTAATTGGGCGGTAATC